GCATCGAAATGCCGACGGACGACTTCTTGCCGTTCTTTGCTCTCTCCAGGACGTCCAGCTGGGAAAAATAACCCAGTATTCGGTCCACATGACCACGCGCACGACTTCGGATATCCCCGATTAAAGGGTCACTCCAGCCGATAACGTGTGCGTTGATGCGCTGTTGGTTATCCATGAATTTCTTCACGGATGCCGCATGCACTTCTTCGCGCGTCATGATATCAGAAGAGAAAGTAAACTTTTTGAAAAGTTTCGTTAGCTGTATCCGAGCTTTAAGCTCGTATTTGGACATTTTTGACATGTCCCCTACGCTAATTGAACGAAGTGTCTTAAGGTCACGTAGGAGCAAAGCTGCTCTATAGTGACTGTACCACTCTTCATCCAAAAAGGGCATAAAGTCCTCACATAGATGATCTGCAAGTTGCCAAGCAAACTCATCTTGAGAAAAGGGTTTCCTTCTTCTCATGGTATAAATACCTTTCTGCTAAAATGTGCTTCTTACCAGATGTTACCATACTATCGACCGATTGGCTTGACGCCAATAAATAGATAGTCCAACTGAGCTATCAGAACGCTGACTTACGTCAGTGAACCATTAGCCCAAAACCCATCGAAGTCAGTGTCGAAAAGACACTGAGCTGCCAACTTGTTATAGTTGGTAGCGGTTGCAGCAGCCGTCTCGGGGTGAACTTCACGTTCAATCCGAACAACGTTGATGACAACTTTTCCGGACGCAAGGATAACTGGGAAGCTTATAGAAAGCGACTTCTTATCCTTGGAATACGTCTGGTCAGGTTGCACAGCAGCTGGGCGATAGCGGACAGTCATGTTCTCGCGAACACGATAGTCAGCGGTTGCCGGCACCACAAGGTGGAGCCCGTTGGGGATGGTAACGCCATCGTCTGCGAAGACGAAGGCTGATCCGGCAGAAGCAGCTAGTGTAGCTCCAGTGAGGATCGTTGCATTTTTCAAAGCCATTTGTTTACCTTTTTGGTATACGGATGCCGGCCAACTTCGCAATGATAAGCGAAATGTGGTCGACGGTTTGTTGAATGCTCAGCGGTCGCTGGTTAAAGCTAGGCAGAGCGGGAACTCCGTTATTAACGGTTCGGACCAAATCAAAGGTTTCCTTTTGATAAGGACCGCTGCCGGTGTATGATTGCCCAGGGTAATTTTGATCATACTGAGAGCCACGCTTCCACTCAATCAATTCGCATTGATGAGATTGGCGATGTAACTCAGTTGTCCAATCACCCAGGATGGTCACGCCGGTTTTCGGTGTTATGGCTTCTAGCCATGCACCTACTTTGACAAACCTGTCAACAACGAAGGACAAGGGAACCAATTCCCACACACTAGCAGGCACGTCATCGAGGTTTAACCCGAAGGCGCGCTGTTTAGCGGCTGCCAATGTCTCATCTTTAAGTTCGTAAAGAACTCCAGAGCTGACTTTAGAAGCTGAAGTGAAAATCGATCGCGTTCGGTGCCCGTCTACCCATTGGGCAAACGGAGCAGGGAACGGAGGCTCCCCGATGTGGGTTATCTCTTCCGAAGAACGACTAACCAATCTCCTCGTGCCTGATCGGGACTTTGTGGAGACGTCATAAGCTGACATGATATTCTGAATATCGTACAAGGTGGGTTTCCACCCGAGCCGATATTCCAACCATGCAGCAGCTGACGCCTTTGCTAAAGACCATCCGGCAGCAAGCAGTTGTAGCTTCCTCTTGTTAATCCTTCCCAGGATTTCGAGAGAGGTCGCAAACGGTTTAAGGAGCATTTGGGCCGTTTTACCGGCTTCGATGAACGTTACGAGAGCCTGAGCCTCAGATGATGCTACATTACTGTAGGCATCAATCAAGGTTCGGTCTTTCGCATCGTCGATTCTCCTTTGGTACCAATCAGGGGCTGACAACTCTCCGCTTAAGGCGGAAAAGTATGCTGTGATATCACCGGTAAATTCCGATACGGAACCATTCCAACCAACCGCACGAAAAACTTCGTTCGATGGAGAGGAAATCTTCTTTTTCGAAATCACCAATGGCGACATCACAATGTCACCCTGTCGTCTCTTCTTCCTAAAGGAAGGTGTGAC